GCACCAAGATGACAGCCGTCAAATACATGGAGATGTTTGAGCCGGATGTGTTAGCGTTCTTCACTGCAAAGGTGGTGCTGGACCGCATCACCAAGAAGGCTGTCCTGCAAGACCTCGCAATTAATGTATCGAAAGCCCTCGAGGATGAGCTGCGGCTTGCCTCATTCGAGAAACAGAAACCTTGGTTGCTGAAGTCGATAATGAGCGAGAAAGAGAAGACACGCAGCCGCCGCAGAGGTGAGCTTGTATCTGCTTATAATCGCTACTGCGACACATGGGTCAGCTGGTCCAAGGATGACAAGCTTCACCTCGGTATGAAACTGATCGACATACTCATGGAGACCACAGGTTTTGTAGAGCTAGCATCCAAAAAGAATGCGAAGGGAAAGACACTCAAAATTCTTATCCCAACTCAGAGAGTGAATGACTTCATCGAAAACAACAGGGCAGCTGCAGAACTACTAAGCCCAATCTATCTCCCAATGGTTGTGCCACCTGTGGATTGGACAGGCCCGAGAGGCGGGGGATATCTGACACACCACACCCCCACCCTGACCCTCATCAAAACTCAGAACAGAAACTACCTCGAAGAGATTGAGAGCATGGGTGACCAGATGCAGCCTGTCTATGATGCCGTGAACACAATCCAGAAGACACCTTGGAAGGTGAATGAGCGGGTGTTGGTTGTATTCCAGATGATCTGGGAACGCGGGTTACCTGTAGGTGACCTACCGAGCCGCGAGGATATACCGAAACCACCACTACCTTTCGCAGCTGATAGGGACACTAAGACCCTGACGGATGATGAAAAGGCAGACTTCAAGAGGTGGAAAAAGAAAGCATCAGCTGTCTATGATGAAAACGTCAGGCTGCAATCTAAACGCCGCATGGTTGGTACGTTGAATAATATCGCGACAGAGTTCTCGCGGTATGAAGCAATCTACTTTCCGGTCACTATGGATTTTCGTGGCCGGTGCTACAGCACTCCAATGTTCCTGAACCCCCAGTCAAACGACCTTGGCAAGGGGTTGCTCGAGTTCTCCGATGGCAAACCACTCGGAACTAACGAGGCTGCATGTGAGCTAGCTATCCACGGTGCTAACTGTTTCGGTTATGACAAGGCATCGATGCAGGAGCGTGTCGATTGGGTAGTTGAGCGGTCAGACATGATCTGCCGGGTAGCTGCCGACCCTATGGGTGACCTCTGGTGGGCTAAAGAAGCTGACAGCCCTTGGTGTTTCTTGGCGTTCTGTTTTGAATGGGCAGGCTACTGTGAAAATGGGTATGACCATGTAAACTACATTCCTGTCGCCAAGGATGGATCATGCTCTGGCTTGCAGCACTTCTCAGCTGCACTGCGTGACCCTGTAGGTGCCGCATCGGTCAATCTTATACCCAATGACCGCCCATCAGATATCTACCAAACAGTTATCGACAAGGCGATTGTAAAAGTACGAGCTGATCTAACGAATACCGACTTGAAATCGATAGCGCAGGCTTGTCTGGACTACGGTCTGAGCCGTAAGGCTAGCAAACGTATGGCGATGACCCGGGTCTATGGCTCTACGCTCTTCTCTGCCCGTGCTTTTGTGCAGGAATACATCTTGGAGACAGACGACAAGCGGACCCAAGAGGATGCTAGCTATGTTAGCCCACTGTTGGATCGTGAGTTCGAAGCTTCGATGTATCTTGCCAAACATATCTGGGACGCCATCAACGAGACAGTAATTGCTGCGAAGGATGGTATGGATTGGCTGCAAGCTTGTGCGAGAGAGCTAGCCAAAGAGAACCTACCAATCGTCTGGACCACACTCGATGGCATGCCGGTGATGCAGAACTACCCTGACATGAAGAAGCGCAGGGTGAAAACAAAGTTTGGTGACAAGCTGGTCTACCTGACGATCCAAGAGGCAATCAAGAACAAGCTGGATACACGCCGCCAAGGTAATGGCGTATCTCCGAACTGGGTACACGCAAACGACAGCTGCCACCTTCGCATGACTGTCAACTTGGCTGCGCATAACGGGGTAACTCACTTCGCTATGATCCACGATAGCTTTGGCTGTCACGCAGCTGACGTTGAGATGCTCGGTGCTTGCCTGCGGGATACCTTCGTCACCCTGTATCAAGACAACGATCCTTTCCTGATGTTCAAAGAGCAATGCGAAAGCCTGATCGGCAGGGAGTTACCGACAATGCCAGACAAAGGTGATCTGGACGTTACTCAAGTCATCCGCTCGGAGTTCTTCTTCGCTTAATTCTAACGAATATCGATTAGGTTGCACTATAGCATTCCTACAAAACCGAAAGGTCACATTATGGACGCAAACACACTCATCAATATCGCTGAATACTACCAGAGGAGCGGCGTTCCCGTTCCTGTGGATGTACAGGCCCGACTTCTGGAAGCGGGTATTGATATCCAAAAATACCAACACACTAAAGGATAATCTATGACCGATTATGTCACACCAAAGGGCATTGCAGTATGGCCTAAGCTCAACACCCCTGACACCAAGTTCAACGTGGACGGGGAATACACAGTTAAGCTTCGCCTTGGCGCTGAAGAGAGCCAAGACCTCATCGCAAAGCTTGAAGGCATCCGCGACAAATACAAAGCGGATCAAGCTAAGGCTGACCCTAAAGTTGCTCGTTATAATTCCGCAGATGTCTACGAGGAAGAGGTAGACGATCAAGGTAATTTAACTGGTTTCAACTTGTTCAAGTTCAAACAGAAGGCTCGTATTACTACGAAGCGTGGCGACACTCTGGAAATGAAGGTCGCTCTGTACGATAGCAACAAGCAGCCTACGAATGCTAACGTGACCGGCGGGTCTACAATCCGTGTCGCCGGTACTGTGTTTCCTTATGCTATGCCCTCATCCAAGACAGTAGGTGTATCTCTGCGGCCCAGCGCCGTGCAGGTAATCCAGCTGGCTGCTATGGGTGGTGGTGCAGATGCTGTATCCATGTTTGACAAGGAAGATGGCTTCGTAGCCGACTCCTTTGACAGCGCAGCTGGAGCCATTGCAGATGAAGCAGACTTCTAAGCGCAAGCTTGGAAGTTCTGTAAGAGCGAATGCGATTAAGCATGGATGGCGGTCGGGGCTAGAAGAAAGCCTCGCCGCCGATCTTCGTTCTAAGGGTGTCGAATACGAATACGAGACCCGAGTTATCAACTGGACCGTGCCTGAACGTAAGGCGCGATACACCCCTGATTTCTGGATCAAGACTGCCTCTGGCAAAATGATTGTGGTGGAAAGTAAAGGCCGCTTCATCACTGCCAACAGACAGCAGATGATCCTAGTACAGCAACAACACCCTGAGTTGGATATCCGATTTGTGTTCTCCAATTCACGGCAAAAAATTTCCAAGCAATCCAAGACAACCTACGGCATGTGGTGTGAGAAGCATGGCTTCCTCTACGCTGACAAGACCGTTCCACAGGAGTGGTTGAATGAATAAGAATATCACACACATCATTGTGCATTGTAGTTACACCCCACCGCAGATGGACATCGGCGCTGCCGACATTGACCGCTGGCATCGTGAAAAGGGCTGGCTGATGATCGGCTACCACGCAGTCATCAAACGGGATGGTACAGTTGAAGAGGGTCGCCCACTTCACCGAACCGGCGCTCATGTTCGAGGTATGAACAGCAAGTCTCGAGGCATCTGTCTGATCGGAGGGATGACCAAGTCTAAACTAGGACCAGAGGTTAACTACACCGATGAGCAATACGCCTCACTGCGTAAGCTGATCGATGAGTGGAAGGAAGAGCAGTTCCCAATCGCTAAAGTCGCCGGTCATACTGACTTTGACAAGATGAAGACCTGCCCGAACTTCGATGCTGGTCATTGGTATGAAACAGATAATGTCATCTCAGTGATCGATTAGGTTGCACTAATAGTTTCTCCCTCAACTGGCTCACCCTCGGGTGGGCCTTTTCTTTTCTAAAGGAGTGAGGATGGCAATCATCTTTTACTTACTCGGCTGTGTCCTCATGGCCGACATCATCGCTGAAGAAAGTGATGAGACCCCACTGATCCCGTGGATCATTGGCTCACTGGTCTGGCCCTTAGAGGCTTTGATCATCCTTTGGTACGGCATGTTCCCACCAAAAAATCCTGACAACTAGGAGCTGACATATGTCACAAACAATTACTGTAAAAAACCACCTGAAAAAATACGGTTCCATCTCACCGCTGGAAGCCCAGAGCAACTACGGCGTCTGGCGCTTGGCTGTGTGTATCCAACGACTGCGTGAACAGGGGTTGGCTATCAAAACCCTCATGAAACGCGCACCGAATGGAGCCAAGTATGCAGAATACAAACTCGGATAGCACACTACTCCATCACACATCTTGCGAATGCGGATCGTCCGATGCTCGGGCGGTCTACAGCGATGGCGGTTCTTACTGCTTCTCTTGTCAATCTTATAAGAAGGTCGAAGGTATGCAGACAGAATTCGTGCAGTCCAAACCCAAGGCAGGCCTACTGCCATTCGGTGAGGCACAGTCACTGCCAAAGCGTAAGCTGACTGAGGATACCTGTAAGAAATTCGGGTACACCATTGGTGAACACCAAGGCCAACCAGTACAGATTGCAAACTACAGGAATGCTGAAGGTACTGTGGTGGCCCAAAAGGTTCGCTTCGCAGACAAGACCTTCAAGTTCCTCGGTGATGCTAAGGCAGCTGGCCTCTACGGTCAGCACCTCTGGAAAGAGGGTGGTCGTATGCTGGTCCTGACAGAGGGTGAGATTGATTGTCTCTCCATGTCACAGGCGCAAGGCAATAAATTTGCAACTTGCTCCGTTAAGTCAGGCGCTCAGTCAGCCAAACGATGTGTGATGGAACAGTTAGAGTTTGTAGAAAGCTTCGAGCGTGTCATCATCATGTTCGACAACGACAAGGCTGGGGATGCAGCAGCCCTCGAGGTTGCCCAACTCCTCACCCCCGGCAAAGCACACATCGCTAGGCTCCCTGAGAAAGACCCCAATGACATGCTGGTCAAGGGTAAGAACAAGGAGCTGATCGATGCTATGTGGGCTGCCAAAGTCTACCGCCCGGATGGTATCATCAACGGCACTGACTTGTGGGAAAGCATAGCTCACGATGAGGAAGTACCCTCAATCCCCTATCCCTTCGCAGGCCTCAACGAGAAGACCAGAGGTATGCGGAGGGGTGAGCTAGTAACCATCACCGCAGGTAGTGGTGTTGGTAAGTCTCAGGTGTGCAGAGAAATTGCATACCACCTTATCAAACAAGGCGAGACCATTGGCTACATAGCCCTCGAAGAGAACGTGAAGCGCACGGCTCTGGGGCTAATGGGTTTGGCAATCGACAAGCCCCTTCACCTTTCAAAGGAAGGAGTGTCCCATGATACTCTCAAGTCTGCTTATGATGACACCGTTGGTAGTAACCGTGTTTATCTGTACGATCATTTCGGTTCTCTTGCTACCGACAGCCTCCTCAGTAAAATCAGATACCTTGCCAAAAGCTGTGGCACTGGCTGGATTGTCCTCGATCACCTCAGCATTGTTGTTTCAGGTGTTGATGATGGGGATGAGCGGAAGGCTATAGATGTCATCATGACCAAGCTGCGGTCTCTCGTTGAAGAGACAGGCATCGGCATGATCCTTGTGTCCCACCTTCGCCGCCCATCGGGTGACAAGGGATGGGAAGAAGGCCTACAGACATCCCTCAATTCACTGCGGGGTTCTGCAAGTATCGCCCAGCTCTCTGACATCTGCTTGGGTGTTGAGCGAAACCAACAGGGTGACAACCCTAACATAGCAACTGTACGCACGTTAAAAAATCGCTTCACCGGCGAGACAGGCGTCAGCTGCTACCTCCACTACAACAAAGACACCGGCAGAATGCTTGAGGTTCAAGACCCTGAAGTGTTCGAAGGTGACGATGGGTCATCAGACTTTTAACGAGCTAGTCGAAAGGGACAGCATGAAACGTATTCTATTTGATATCGAAACCAACGGACTGCTAGACGAACTTGATGTGTGTCATTCGTTAGTCCTCATCGACATGGACACTGAAGAAGTCCTAAGCTGTGCAGATCAAGAAGGTTATGTATCCATCGCAGATGGTCTTACATATCTTGAGAACGCAGAGTTACTAGCAGGCCACAACATCCAAGGCTTCGACTTCCCTGCTTTGGAAAAGCTGTACGGTTTTGCGTACTCCGGGGAGATACATGATACGTTGATTATGTCTCGGCTTGTGTGGCCGGACCTCAAGAACAACGACTTCAGTTACATCAAGAAACCTCAAGGTGCTGAGTTCCCTCGGCAGCTGATAGGGTCTCATGGTCTGAAGGCGTGGGGCTTGAGGCTGGGTAACCACAAGGATGAGTATGATGGTGGATGGGCCGAGTGGTCAGAAGAGATGCAAAGTTATTGTGTCCAAGACTGTAGAGCCAACCTAACATTCTACAACTTCATCATGTCAAAGAAGCCCAGCGCACAGTCGGTTAAACTCGAGCATGACTTCGCTCATGTTATCCGAAAGCAAGAGCGGCAAGGCTTTCACTTCAATGAGGCAGAGGCACACAAGCTTCTCGCTAAGTTGCAGGGTCGTCAAGCTGAACTTGAAGCTGAACTACAGACAGCCTTCGAGCCTTGGGAAGTCCGAGAGCCATTCGTACCAAAGGTCAACAACAAGACCAGAGGATATGTCAAAGGCGTGAAGACCTACAAGGTGAAAGAGATTGTGTTCAATCCTGCTAGCCGAGACCACATCGCAGACAGATTGCAAAAGCTGCGGGGCTGGACCCCCGTGGCATTCACAGACCAAGGCAAACCCAAGGTCGATGAAAGCGTTCTAGCAGAACTCGAATACCCAGAAGCTAAACTTCTCAACGAATACTTGATGCTCAACAAACGGATCGGTCAGCTAGCTGTCGGTCAGAATGCTTGGCTCAAGATGGTAAAGAACGGAAAAATTCATGGACAAGTTAATACCAATGGTGCCGCAACTGGGCGCTGTACACACAACAGGCCAAACGTCAGTCAAACTCCCAGTATCAGTGCGCCCTACGGAACTGAGTGCAGATCGTTATTCCATGCACCGGCTGGTTACTCGCTTGTGGGTGCCGATCTTTCTGGCCTCGAACTCAGATGCCTAGCCCACATGATGGCTAGGTTCGATGACGGTGCCTATGCGGATGTTGTGGTGAACGGGGATATACACTCCGTTAATCAGGCAGCTGCGGGTTTACCTACTCGGAACAATGCCAAGACATTTATCTACGGATTTCTATATGGCGCAGGTCCAGCCAAGATCGGGTCCATCGTAGGTGGCTCCGATAAAGAAGGTAAACAGCTTATCACTAAGTTCATGAAAGCTACCCCAGCCATTAAGGAACTACGCCTAGCTATTGCAGCTGCCGTTAAGAAGAACGGTCATCTGCGTGGGTTAGACGGTAGGGTCTTACAGGTCCGCAGTGAACATGCCGCACTCAATACCCTACTGCAGAGTGCTGGGGCCATACTTGCAAAGCAAGCCACAGTCTTCTTGTACCAAAATCTAACCGATAAAGGGTACAAGTGGGGTGAGGATTGGGCGCAGGTAGCTCACGTCCATGACGAAGTTCAACTCATAGCTCGAAAGGAGATTGCTGATGACATCGGATCAGAAGCGGTTAAATCTTTTCAGCTTGCCGGAGAACACTTCAACTTCAGATGCCCAATCACCGGCGAATACAAAGTCGGTAACCATTGGGCAGACACGCACTGATCGACCACACTCAATAAAGATGAGAGCCTTTGTACAACAGCGCAAGCGAGACTTGGTTGAGTACAAGGGCGGCTCATGCGAAAGGTGTGGCGAGGAATACCATCCAAATGTTTTTGACTTCCATCATCACGATGGGATGCAAAAGAAGTTTGGTATGTCTCAGGCAAACTTCCAACGATCTTGGAGGAGCCTGATCGAGGAGGCGGACAAGTGTCACCTCCTGTGTGCCAACTGTCATCGTGAAGTTCACACATTCAACATCCCAAAGTTTATCAAAATCTAACCGTTAAGGATTACTAATGCTAGACGTTTCATACATGGGCCATCACGGCTCAGACGATCTTGTTGTGGATGCAGCCCGTGTTTCATTCTCCAAGCAAGCTGACAACTATGGTGCTGGTCGAAACCAGAGCCTCATTAATTTTCTCGCTAGAGAGAAACACCTACATCCCTTCTCACATCCTCAAGCTACCTTCAGGTGTTCCGCACCAATCTTTGTAAGCCGACAACTGGCAAAGCACCAAGTGGGTGGCACATGGAATGAAGAGAGCCGCCGGTACATCAAGACCTCGCCGTCCTACTGGAAGCCCAACTTCTTTCGGGCGTCTGCGTCTGACGTAAAGCAAGGCTCATCCCCTGACCCACACCGTAGGTCCGAGGAGTTCCTCGAGGAATACCATGACATCTGCATCGATGCGATTGCTACCTACAATAAGATGGTGGCACTGGGCATTTGTGCTGAACAGGCTAGGGCCATCCTTCCGCAGGGTGCCATCACTGAGTGGGTGTGGACCGGCAGTCTTCTGTTCTGGTCTCGCGTTTATAACCTGCGGATCAAACCTGACACACAGAAAGAGACCAGAGACTTTGCCGAGCTACTCGGTGAGCAGATGGCATCTTTATATCCAAACAGCTGGGAGGCACTGACCAATGGATGATGAAGTAAGCTTAGTAGTAATGTCGAACATGGCTCAGTGTGTCGCTCGTTTAGCCGAGGTACACCCAAACCTGAAAGACCCAGAGATGCAGAACATGGTTCACGATGCTGCACTCATCTGTCTGTCCATCATGTCTTTTAAAGACCCTGAAGATGGTGGCGCTGATCTGTTCTCCTTCGATGGAGGTAAGATGCAATGACGAAGTATCTGATAGATGCTGATATCGTTGCCTTCAAAGCTGCGACAGTTACCGAAACTCCAATCAACTGGGGTGACGGTTTCTGGACTATGCATGCCTACGAGGCTGAAGGTATCGAGTATATACATAAGTATCTACATCGTATCACGACAGCATTGGGTGATGGTGAATTCCACATGTTCATCACTGACCCTAAGAACTGGCGCAAGGATATTTTGCCCAGCTACAAATCCAATCGCAAAGAGACACGCAAACCAATGACACTGAACGCACTACGTCAGTATCTGTTGAATGAGATGTCAGCTGTTATGGTTGAGGGTATGGAAGCTGATGATCTTCTAGGCATCACCTCCACCAACGAGCCTGACTGTGTGATTGTGTCCGAGGACAAAGACCTCGCCACTATCCCCGGTCAGTTATTCAATCCTGCTAAAGATGAGGAAGTCCGCACCATCTCTGAGTTTGATGCAGACTACCTACATATGAAGCAGACCCTGACAGGTGACCCAGTGGATGGGTATGCAGGTCTTGCAGGCTGCGGCGATAAAACAGCAGAAAAAATTTTGGACGGTTGCCAGACATCGATGGAGATGTGGGCAGCTGTGGTTAACGCCTACTCCAAAAAGAAACTCTCAGAAGAAGTTGCACTAACACAGGCACGAGTTGCTCGTATCTGCCGTGCGTCTGACTTTGACTTCAGCACAGGAAAGGTAATCCTATGGAAACCACCGACATAGTAGATCGCCCAGCGCACTACACACAGTTCGATATAGAACCCATCGAGTTCATCATGCGTAACTCGTTACCTTTCCACACAGGTAACATCATCAAGTATTCTCTCAGAGCCGGTAGTAAAATCTATGATGGCATGGACCCTGTAGAGAGTGAGGTCACCGATCTTAAAAAGGTAATGAGGTACGCCCAGATGCGTATCAACCAGCTACGGGGGGATAGTATCTTATGAGTAAGTTTCATGTGATATCCACCAAGACCTGCAAGTTCTGTAAGGAAGCTGTGAACCTGTTAGAGGCAGAGGACTTGGACTATGAGGTTAGTTACCTCGAAGACGATCCATGCCTCAAAACACTAATGGCTCTAGCAAAGCTTACCACAGTCCCACAAATCTTCAGGCCTGATGGTGAACTGATAGGTGGATACAATCACCTCAAAGGTTACATCGGACGCATCTGATGTACACGGTGGAGTTTGAAGATGACGCCACCATCATCACATCACTAGACGAACAGGGTGACCTCGAAGATTTACAGGTCATCCAAGATGAACGCTTTGTATTCCTACGGCAATACGATGAGTTCGCTGATGAGTTCATGGTGCTGATGATTACCCCTCAACAATTCAAAGACATTATCGCTGCACAGCAATGCAGTGAGGGTGCCTACTATGTCAGGACAATAGACAAATGAACTTCAACATGGACAAATA